GTTTTTGGCAATAGCTAAAAATTTTTGATAGTGCTTTAAAGGTATCTCACTAAGTTTTGTTGGAACGATTAATTCTAACTTCATATTATTTAAACGTTTTATTATGTTTCTTGTAGTACACGGCAATTGCATACGCTTCGCCTAACATCATTAAATGCTTTCTTATGCTTTGAGCGTCGTTAAAAACTATCTTTACACGTTTACCCGTTCGAATATACACATAATGCTCAACTTCCTGGGTCATTATCGGTGTGTCGTCTGTCATTAACGTAAATTATATGTGCCGTAATTTCTTTTTAATCCTAAAGTTTCCATTTCGTGGTATCTCAGCGCATCTATAGCATGGTTATTATTGTCAATAGGTTTGTTTAATCGTGTTCCTGCTTTATCTACGTCCCAACAATAAGCCCTAAGTTCTTTGATTAAATTAACGCTGTTTGCCGTTATTAAATATTCTTGTTGTTGCATAACATCGATTCCGTAATTAATTGAATCTTTGCCTTTTGTAACACCTTTAATTGTTATTCCGTAGCGTCTTATCTCGTCAATGCTTTTAGGTTCGGAACTATCAGCGTAAACAGGTACGTGTTTTGGAAGTCTTTTAGCTATATCGCTGTTTAACATTCCTGTTTGGTAAACTAATTCATTTAATATCCGTGTTCCGTTATAATTGTAAATTTCTATTGCAGAAGTAGGGTCGTTCGTGTAACCAAAGTCTAATCCAATACCAATTAACTTAGCTTCTTTTGGTAGTACGTCTATTTGTTTCCAGTTACTAAATATAACGCCTTCTAACATTCCTATTTCACCTAATCCGTAGACACGCCACCAGTTAGCCCAATATGCGCTTGTTTCGGCTTTTAAACGGTTCTTTTCTATTTGTTGAACAATACTATTGTCTAAGGCTTCGTTGTCTTTATACGTCAAAATTAAGAAGTCGCTATCAGGTTCGTCTTTTAGTTCTTTGTGTACCCAAAATTCGCTGGTGGGGTTGAAGTCTAAATAAATAAATTTTTTTGTACGGATATTAAGCTGCTGAAAGCTCTCAAAGTTAACATTATTACATTCGTTTATAAATAAAATATCACGCCTTGCACCCCTTAATTTGTCGGGTTGGTCTGCGCTAAAGAATTCAATGTAACTACCTTTAGTAAATCGGTAAGTAAGGTTTGATTGATTAAAATTACTTTCGTTAAAATTACCTATCCAACGCATTATTTTTATGAAGTCTTTTAATGCACCCCGTTTAATATGTGGTATTGATTCCGATACTACAGATATTTCACTATTTGGGTTGTCAATAGCGTACTGAATTAAAAAAATAAGTATTGTAAACGTTTTTGAACTTGACGTGCCGCCTTGAATTATCCTAACCCTTTTTCTTAATTGTGCTATTTTCTTTTGCGCTGTTGTTTTAGTCAACATCTAAATCCAGTTTATTAAATATAGGCTTTTCAGCTTCTTCTGTTACGGTGTGATTCATAGCAAGTTTACGTAATTCTTCAGGCGAAGCAATTAGTTTCATTAAAGCCATTTGTAAAGCTGGAGCGTTTGACTTGTACCATTTAGAACGCATTGATACTTTTAATTCAGTTCTATTTTGATTTAATAATTCTTTTAGCTCCTCCGATTTTTCCATTTCCCAAGCGTAAAATGTACTTGAAGAAATAGGTAAGTAAGCTATAATATCGTCAAAGAAAAACAATCGGTGTTTAACAATCATTTCTTTTGCTTGTTCGTATATCTTTTGTTTGTCGTATGCCATTGTGATTTATTTTAATTCAACTCCGTTCTTCTTAATAACTAAACTTGGGTCTAATTTTTTCATACGGTCAATTATTACTTGACAATATTTCGGGTCTAATTCCATTCCGTAACATTTGCGTTTAAGTTGGTGTGCTGCTACCATTGTTGAACCACTACCTAAAAATAAATCTAAAACATTCATTCCTTCTTTACTTGAATTATTTAAAGCATTTTCTATTAAAGGAATTGGTTTCATTGTTGGGTGCAAATCATTTTTTAAAGTTCTTTGAAATTGCCATATATCTTCTTGTTTATATCTTTCGCCATAAAAGTTACCGCCTTTTTGTCCATAAATAATTGGTTCGTATCTACTTTTATAATCCATATTTGACAAAGCCGCTTGATTTTTCATCCAAATAATTATATTTTTCCATTTATAACCTGCGTCAATTAAACTATTTAATAGTAAATGCAATTCGGAATAAGCAAAACATATATACCAAGCGCCATTGTTAAATAAAAATAAATTACTTAATACCGCAGACATAAAATCTTTAAAGTCATCTTCACTCAAAGAATCGTTTTCTATTTCATCGTGTTTAGTATTTGCGCCTTTATGTCCGTGAATAACAACACCATCTTTTGTTGTATTACTTATTCTTTGTCCTTGAAAAGAAACTCTATATGGCGGGTCTGTAAATACCATATCCGCTTTTTGTCCGTTCATTAATTTAGCCACTTGGTCGCTATCCGTACTATCCCCACAAAGTAAACGGTGTTCCCCTATTTCAAATAAATCCCCTAATACAATATCGGTTGTTATTTCGTTTGGTATTTCGTAGTTATCTTCTTCGGCTTCAAGTTCTTCTTGAACGCTTAAATCAACAGGCAAATCTAAACCCCAATCGTCTAACTTTTCTACGTCCCATTCATTTGCTAAACTATCCCAATCCCATTCTCCAAAACCAACGTTATCTTTAATTAAAAATTCCGCTTTTTGTTCTTCCGTCCATTCGTCTGCTATAATAACGGGTATTTCTTTAAATTTTAGCTCATTTAAGGCTTTTAAACGCATATTACCACCAAGTACGCAATATTTACCGTCCGTGTCTGTAAAAACGATTAGAGGTCGTTTATTTAGCATATCAGGAAATTCTTGTATAGACTTAACTAACTTTTGGAATTTTCCGTCTTTTATTATTCTTGGGTTCTTTGGGTTTGGTTTAACCTCGCTTATCTTTACTAATTTCATTTAATTAGGGTTGTATTTATATGTTTCAAAATCTTCTTTTGTTACTGAGTGTAATTCTAATTGCTTAATATTATAATCGATGTATAAACAATAATTTATTTCTGCTACTTTCATTACTAAACGGATTGCGTTCCAATCTCTTTTATGTAAGTCTGGGTTCATAAATACTATGTAATAATCACCTTTTAATGTTAGGCTCACTTTTTAGCTTCTTCGTAAGTTGTTGAACAAACGGCTAATCTTTGTTCCGTGTTTTCGTATTCACTTACCATTTTATCGTCAGACATACACCGTTGAATGAAGTCTTTTTTTTCTTCGTTAGGATTCGGTTGAGGTATCGGCATCGCTTTTATATTGGTTGTAAACTTTTCTTAAATCTGCTATCCTTTCTAATACGCAACTTGGGCAGCTTGTTAGTTCGTTTCTTACTTGAAAGACTCTTGAATGAATTTTAAATAGTTCTACTTGTTCAATCGGGGTTACTCTATCCGTGTTTTTGCTAAACCATTCATCTAAGTAACTAAATTCGTTTTCTTCTAAACACAAAGGTTTTTTATAAGGAAACAGTTGGTTTAACTTTGCTTTTCGCTCATCGCAGCCGCAGTCTTCTCCTAATAACCATTTCGCCACCTTAGCAATTCCTGTTACTTCTAAAAACTTTTCTACAGTATCGCCTAAACCTTCGCTTTGTTCTACAGTTACATTTAATTTTTCTGCTTCTTCATTTATTTTAGCTGCTAATATTTCAGCTTTTGTTCGTCTTTTTCTTGCCATTTTATTTTATATTAATTCATAATCTTCATTCACGTAGTCTAAATAATCTTCGTGGACGTTTTCTTTTAACCTATCCTTACAATTCTTTAACGTGCAAAATATACTACGTAAACTTATTTTAGTTGCCTTTTCCATTTCTCGCATTGTCATATTTTTATCCCTATACAAGTCGAATAACATTTTATCGTACCATTCCCAGCGTTTAGTTTCTTCATTCACACGTTTGCAAAGTTGCCAAAATGCTTCGTGTTCTTCTAAAGTATCAATATAAGCTAAGTTCATTATTTCATTTAATCCGACTTTATGAACCCTGCTTTTTTGCCTATGGAAGTCTACAAACAAAGAGCGCAAAGTTAAATAAACATAATACTTATTTACTTGCCCGTTTACGATAACCGCTTTTTCTTTATCCTTATTGATAAAACGAATGTACATTTCTTGAACTAAATCTTCTGCGTAAAAATCCTCTCCAAAACTTTTAATCGTCTTTATGTATTCCTTATGGTGCTTTGCTACTTGTTCTATCCAGCTCATAAGTAAATTTCTAAAGTCCAATATAAAAAGAAAAAGCCCACGACCCCGCTTTTTCTATAAGCGACACCGAAGGCTAATTCATCAGTTTTTTTTAGTTTCACTCGACTAAGTTATGCAATTTTCTTTTATAGTTCAACAAACGTCCTAATGCTCTTGAACACGTATCTAACCTATAAACGTATTTTTCTGCTAATTCGTGCAATAATCCTTTTTTTGCAGTCATAATAAAATCAGAATGTAACCTCATTCGTGTTTGCATTCCCTCTATCATATCGTCAATTATTCCGATGCGGTCTTCTACTTCTTCTTTATCTAAGGCTATACCTTTACCATCGCAAGACATACAAGCAAAGTCAACAGGGTTTTGTTCATACGGAATATGAGTGTCGTTTAAATCAATAGTAACGTAACCATCACCGTAACATTCAGTGCAATTCATAAATAAACTTTTCATAATTTCTAATTTTTAATTGTTAATTGTATGCAAATATACTAATTAATATAACACAAACAAAAAAAAAAGCAGGATTTTTTACGTCCTGCATTAAAATTTATTTGCTGAAGAACTCGCCTATCTTCTCAATCGATTTACTCGAAAGACTTTTGCCGTTCATAAACTTATGTAAGTTAGGTTGTCTTATATCTACAATCTTTGAGAAAGCGTTAAGGCTTAATTCGTGTTTTTGTAGGTAAAAACGAACCATTGACCGAGTAACTTCATTCGCTTCGCTTAATACTTTTGCTTGTTGTTTCATAAGTTACTTAAAAAATCATCAAAACCTTTGTTGTTATAACTTGGTCTTCCTTGCGGTTTTGCTTGTTCCTGAACGGGTTTAAAACTTAACGACTGAAATTTACCTTTTTGTCCGTCTTTTACCCAACTACTAATGTAATATTCTACTCCACCGATTGTAGCTTTTCCTTGATAATGCGGATGCGTTTCTTTTTCTCTTTTGTCGTTAGTGAATAACGCTCCGCTGTTGTCTTTTTTTTCCATTTTTACTTATTTATTTAAAGTTTTACAAATTCTACTGATTCTGAATAATAACCATTACTATTTCCAAACCAACGAATATCTACATATCCTTTTATAGTTGCTAATTTATAAAAAGTCCAAGTATAAGATTCAGGTTTACTTTCTCCAAACTCATTTTTATAACTAAATTCATAGTCTGGATTTCTACCTTCTTCTAACTTAAAAGATTCTTCAAAATTTTTTACAAAATCATCATTACTTACTTCCTCAGCTATTAAAATCGGGTTACCTATTAAATCATTTAAATCTCCATTAATATCATCAATAGTAACAGCTTCGCAACAATCTTGTTCGTGATACATTTTATATTGAGTTCCGTCATTACAAGTAAATAAAATTTCATCTAACTCGTCATCTACACGAATATATAATAAAGTTTTACCTTTTAATTCTTTTAAATCTATGTATTCCATTTTACTTAATATATTTTACTGGGTTTATACTTTGAAGCCACATTTTTAAGACTTCGATTTTACTTCTTGTGCTTGTTTTACTCATCTTTTTTCGATATATAGGTTTCTAAATCGTGTTTCCGTACAACAAAACTCCGTTATCGTGTTTTTGTCACCTTGCCTTATTACTTCGTACCAAAGTTTCCCACGTTGGATATCTTTGATTTGCACTAACTGGTCTTCCCTTGTTGAGTTAACATAATAACCCATTACTTTTAATTCATTTTTCATAATTCATTAATTAAATTGTTATAATATACTCTTGATAACTCTATTCGTTCTTTAATTTGTTCTATTACTGCTTCGTCTTTTGCTATTTTAAAGACTTTTACGCGCTTTTCTTTTGGTATATGGTCAAAGTTATGTTTCTTCTGAACAAAATCTCTTACGTCTAAATTTTCATCTATTAACCCTTGCTTCCAATGTTCGCGCCTTACCTCGTCTTCTACGATCTGAAAAGGTGTATTTACTAAACAATAACAAAGTAACGCTTCGTCTTTACCCGACAAGCACATATAACCTTGTAATTGGTAGTAGTAGTCTTTATTCGGACATTCAGTTTCAAAGAACGGGAACGTTGTAGCATCCCAAGAACACTTGACATCTAAAAGAATTTCATTCGTGTTTACATCGGGGGTTCCTGTTAAGTAATCGTTGATTAGATTCTCATCATTTTTGTAGATGAAACCTAAATCAAGAACATCATTAACAAGTTCTATTCCTTCGTCTTCTACTTCGTTACCTTTATCAGTGTACCTGCTCCAAAACTCTTTACGGATTCCGTATTTATGTTCAATCGCAAGTTCCTGAATATAGGTCTTTGTAGTTTTAGATAAGACCTCCCCTTTTGTTTTAGGGGAAGTCATCAATTTACCTATTTGTGAACAACGTATTTTCATTAGTATCTAAGGCTTACTTTGTTTCTACTCTTGTAATTATAAATATCTTCAATAAGAGTTTTATATTGTTCACGATTAGCACAATCAACTAATGCAGTTGGTTGAAGTCTTACTTTGTGCATAAACTCATTAAAATCAAATATTTCTTTTTTAAGAAGCCCTATCATTGTTGATACAAAAGCTGAACGATTATAACCAGTATAATATGATTTTATCATTCGTATTTTATTTGCAAAATCTTGAGCTAAAATAATATCTCCACAAATCCACGTACCCTCTTCAAATACTTGAACTTGATTTGGATTTTTATAAATTTTATGAGCTAACATATTTTGATTATGACTTGTATTATTTTGACATAACGCAATACAATCATTAAAAACATAATCATCATTTTTATTTACAAATTCACGAAGTTTAATATAAGATTCAACTCCCATATTAGCGTAACCTTCCATAAAATCTTTTTTAGTCCAATTTTTTTGATTAAGATTTAATGTATGAACTTCATTTAACGAATATCCATTTACAATAATGTAGTAAACAAATGATTCAGCTTCTTTGGCAGCCATTAAACGAT